ATAGTGTTTATTAATCTATTAGGTGTTGACGAAAGACACTTTACAAGATTCAAACCATGTATGATTAAAAGCTTTAACGTTTCATATGGTGGCCAAGGTAATCCAACAATTGCAGAAGGCGGTGTACCTGCACAGGTTGATATAGCAATGTCATTGCAAGAAATTGAAATACAAACTGCAGAAGATTACTCGCCTGAAGATACTGGTGCAGGATCTGCAGATGCGGGGTCAGGAGAATAAAAAATGAGTAAATATTTTGAACATTTTCCAATAATAAAATATCAAGGTAGAAAGGTAAGGGACATTACACGAAGAGCTTCGTTTATAAATGCGGTGTCAAATAACCCTTACGTTTATTATCCATATACAGTTAAAGAAAATGAAAGAGCTGAAGATATTGCATTGGCATATTATGGTTCTGTAGATTATATTTGGTTAGTGTATATGGCAAATAACATCATAGATCCTTATTATGAATGGACAATGGATGCACAAACTTTTAATGATTATTTAGTAGCAAAATACACAGATCAATCTGGCCGAACTGGTGAAGATGTTATTGATTGGACAAAAGATACAACTATTGATGAAAACATTTTGTATTATATAAAAACAGTTTAGGAATTAGCAAATGGCAATTGACAATATTATTCTAGCACCGGAATCTTTCCAGACAATTTATCTTCGTCGTGAGGACCGTGTAATTATGCGTACTGAGCGTGGATCTAAGATTATTATTAAAAGAATTGTTCCTGAAGATTGGGTTGCTTATCGCATTTTTGAACACGAAACATTAACTAATGAAAATAAGAAAGAGATATTCTTATTTGATAACACTTACTTAAATCAACTTAATTCGCAATTTAAAGCAAGTGTAAGTAGTCGATAATGGAAACTTTTAACCCTGGGTATTGTACGATTGAAGGCGCAACGCTAAAATCGCATGCGGGTGAAGAACTTGATATAACTAACATGGTGTCTGCCGTTAGTTTATCTCAAGGTTTATCTATGGCATCTTATAGAGTATCTATTGGCATACTTGACTCTATTGGTATGTTACATAACTTTCCAATCCTTGGTGAAGAAAAATTATTCATAACTTTAAAATCACATGATTTACAAACTCAAGTAAATTTAAAACTTAGGTTAGTTGCAGTCAGAGATATTGTTCAGTCTGGCGAAAAGCAAGCATATACTATTGATTTGCTTTCAACAAGTTCTTATGATGCAAGTTTAAAGAATGTTATTACTGCATTTAGGGATAAGTCTGCAAGTTATTGTGCTACACAATTATTTAAAAAGAACTTTGGCAAAATAGAAGAAACTGGAAAAGCTGATTCCGCAACCGTATATAAATTTTCTAATGATAGAGATAGAATATTTGTTGCTGAAGAATCAGAAGGTAAAATGAGAGTAACAATTCCAGATTATTCACCTGCTGCCGCAATGAGCTTTTTAACATCAAAGGCATATAGTAGAAAGTCTTTATCATCTATGTTTAGATTCTTTGAAACAATACAAGGATACTTTTGGGTAACTGATGAATGGTTATTAAAGCACGGTAAATCAGTTACGCCAAAGAACTTAAGTTATTCTCCAGGTACAACGATTCCTTTAGATCCAAGAGAAGGCGCTGCAATTATAGAAAGCATTGAAGAATTAAACTATAATGAACAAGTAAATACAATGAAAGATCTTGACGGGGGTGGTTATAAAAATACCGTCGTTGAAATTGATTTAACTCAGCATACTAAGAAAGTTCATAAATACGACTATCTAAAAAGTAAAAGAAAATATAAAGGTATGAGTGGCTCGGCCCCATCTAAAGAAGGCCAAAAACATACTGATAGTTTTATCGCTAAAACTTTTACCGAGGATAATTCAATACAACATTTTGTAATAAGAGATTGGGCAGCACCGGGATTTCAATCTAAACCTGAAATGCAAATGCGCGAAGATCAATATATGTCTGAAATTATTTCTAATAGAATAGCATATAATTTCCATTTACAAAATTCATCAACAACTGCTACTATCAAAGGCAGATTAGATATCATACCTGGAGATATAATTAATCTTACAGTGCAAGAACCCGATGTTTCATTGAGTGAAAAAATGAATAAAAGACAAAGCGGATTGTATTTAGTGTTCAGCACTGAACATTCTGTTTCAAATGAGAAATTAACTACATCATTTGGTTTAGTTAAATATGAATGGGATAAAGGCTATGCTGGGTAATTCAGGAGTATCATCGCCACTATTTTTTATTGGTGTTGTGGAAAACAACGTTGATAAAACAATGGAAGGTAGAGTTCAAGTTAGAGCTTTCGGCCTTCATGGTACACACGAAGATATAGAGACGCAAGATTTGCCTTGGGCGATTTGTGCTTCAGGTAATTATGACCCAAATAATCCACCACCCCCGTTAAATTCATTTGTTTATGGAATGTTTATTGATGGAAGATTAGCACAACATCCAATGGTTCTTGGTTTAATTCCAGGAACTTATAATAAAGAATTAAATCCTGAAACTGATGGCTTCGGTGTTATTGCAGAAAAAGATGGAGATCTATTAGGAAGAGGATATGGTCCTAGAGACTTTAACGCAGGCGGTGGTCCTGATAGGCTAGCTCGTGGCGAAAATCTATTAGAAACATATCTATTAAGCATGGCAGCTAACAGAGTGCACGATCAAAAAATTGCAGAGTCAGACGATACGTGGGCAGAGCCGCCTCCATCTTATGCAGCAAAGTATCCGTACAATAAAGTTATAAAAACAGCAAATCATAGTATAGAATTAGATGATTCTCCTGGTGCTGAACGTATTACAATTCATCATAGATCTGGTTCTTATATTGAAATAGATTCTGTAGGTGCTGTTAAAGAAAAAGCCCAAGGAGATCGCTATGAAATTAATATTGGAACAAAGCATGAATCGTCAGGTCATCAAGTTGTTACAATTAACGGCAATGCTCATGTTTATGTTAAAGGTAATAAGACAGAAGAAATTGAAGGCGATTATAAATTACTAGTTCATGGCACAAGCTATATTTCTGCTGGTGGGCAAATGAATATAAGTGGTGGTGACCAAGTTCAAATTCGTGGTGCCGATGTTAAAGTTGAAGCAAACGTTGGCGTCATGACACTTATGGGCAAAAAAGAAATACAGTTTGAAGCAACGAATCAATTAAACTTTGTTTCTCAAAATATAAAGAACACTGCGTTATTAAGTTATGATGTATATTCTAATAAGAGTATCAAGTTTACAAGCCTTATGGACATACATAACGTTGCATCCAATATAGTTAACCTAGCAAGTGGTTTAGTTCCTCCATCGCCGCTTTCTGGGTCGGTGGGGCTGCCTGGCTGGAGCTTAACCACGCCTGCCGTGCATATCCTTTCGGCAACAGGATCCTTTAGTGGAATATGGAATGCAAGTGTTGTAAACGGTGGAGTGGGTACGTTCACTGGACTGAATGCAACAGGTGCTGCAATAACTACTTTGGCTGCTACTACTATTAACTCATCGGCCGTTAATGCTGTAAATCTAGCGGCGCCTCTGCCTATTAGTTCTGCACCAGGTAGTCCTTGTGTTCCAAATGCTACTAACCCTCTTTCAATTCGCACCATAGCACTACCTACACCTCCAACAGTTGCTATACCAACATTGCCTGTACTTACACCCCCGGCGGTTAGTACTCCAATTGCATTACCCCTTCCAGGATTTTCTTCGGGTTGGGCGTATCCTACAGGAAATAGTCCGGAATTCTTTACTAAAGTATTAACAAGCCCATTTGCGTTATTTACTGAATTTGATCCTATTGGTACTGGAGCTTGGGGTATGGTGCAAGTTGCTATGCCTGAACCACCGGCTAAATCAACGTCTATTATGCCTCGAGGTTACTTCTCTTTGGGTTGGGCAGGCGGATTCTTATCCCCAACTGATGATAGTGCTAAAGGAGAAATATTTTGACGGGCGAATGTATTGACAGAGATGATCAAACAACTATAAACAAATTAGCTCTCACAAAATTAAATGTGACTGATGCTGAAGGTAGATTTACGCTTGCACAAATTGATGCAATTGCGGATGATCTTGCTAGTAGTATTCTTGCTGATGCCGCAACAAATCCTCTTATAGTAGCAAGGAATAGATATGGAGACGGAATATATACTGCTACGGATTATTTAAACGGTTTACTTAGACAACAAATTGGAGATCTTACAGATTATCCAGACTTAGACGCAAGATGGACTAGAGGACCAATATCTAATCTTGAAACGGCGGATTTTCTTAAAGCATACAATTATACTCCATCAGGATTTACAGAAGAAAGCGACAACAAAAAGTTAGCAAGAAACTTAGACGCCTATTATAAGAATGATTTTAGTTCAAGTATCCTTGGCGGGTTTTGTGACAAGTTTGATTCTGTCTTTGCCTCAATAGATGCATTCTTTGATTTAATTGGAGTTGTAGAAGGTATTGTTACTGATATATTTGATTTTGTTGACAAAGTAAGAACATATGATGGTCTAAAGGATTTAACAGTAAAAGGTGTAATCGAGCAACTTGTTAGAGAAATAAAGAAAAAGATTGAGGAGGTAATTAACAAAATTTTTGAAGAAGTACAAGATATGATTGAAAATTTTGATCCTAGTAAGATTACCGAAGACTTTGAAACATTTTTAGACAAGTCTGTTGTAAAAGGTATTATGACAACACGCGAACAAATGTGTGCATTCTTCACAGATGAAAATAAGAAAAGCGTTAAAGATAAAGTATTAGGTTTAATTGATTACGCAATTAGTTTATTTGAAAGTCCTGGGATTGAAGAAATACAGTTTTTAATATCAAGAGTATGTGCAATGGCTGGAAGTATAGAAGCGCTAATAAAAGATATTAAATCGCCGCTTGATAATTATGCAAATAGATATGGACAAATTGTAAGTAGGCTTAAGAGTATATCCAACCAAGCAACTGGAAGTGCTATAGCAGCTGGCGCTATACGGTATTCTCCAACTACTAGGCAAGAGGTAATAAATAGATTAGAAGGCCAATGGACTAAGCCTTCAGGAAAAGCGATTACAAATACGGGTAAGCCACCAGTTAATGTTGTTCCCATTACTGCTAAAGATTATAAAGATCTTCCAAGGTGTGGTAAAGTATTTAAAGGAATAGACCCAGTCTTTGGAGTTGAAGGAGATAGCTTTGACGAAAAGGATGGTATTGGAATATATGCATATACTCGCGTTGATCTTGATGTTAAAGTTTATTTAAAGAGAGTACAGAAGCTGACCGGCTCTAAGATTATAATAACCGACGGTTGGGTAAGTAAAGCCTATAATAAGAAGATGGAAGGCAATGAAGAAAATTCTCATTTAAGTGGTCTTGTAGTTGATGTTAAGAAGGATATGTCAGATCCTGCAAAATTTATAGAAGATGCATTGTTAAACGGGTTTAAGTATGTTAAAGAATACGATGATTTCATTCATTTAGATATAAGAGAAATAATTTAATGTCAATAGCAACATTTATATCACCGACAAAGAAAAAGATTAGTTTAAATGCTGACTTTAGAAAAGACTTGTTCATGAGCCCGGTCTCGAAAGATATTACGTTGCTTAAAGATGAAGATGCAGTTAAAGATGCAATAAAGAATCTTATTCTTACAGATCGCGGCGAACGTTTGATGCAGCCTAACTTGGGTGGCAATATAAGAGCAATGCTTTTTGAAAACATGACACCAGGAACACTCAAATTAATTAAAGATAGAGTAACATCTACAATTGAAACATATGAACCTCGGGCAGAGTTATTAGACGTATTAGTTTCAGGCGATTTAGATACGGCAAATGTTTCTGTTAGAATTACTTTTTATGTTCGTAATGCAGAGCAACCAATTCAGTTAGATGTTATTTTACAAAGGAATAGATAGAGATGGCAAATCCAAAGACTCCAATTACAGAACTTGACTTTGATAGCATCAAGGCACAGTTAAGGCTGTATTTACAAACGCAAACACAATTCAAGGATTATAACTTTGAAGGGTCGAACCTGAGTGTTCTTCTTGATGTACTTGCGTTTAATAGTTATCAAAATAACTTCTATACTAATATGGCAATTAACGAAATGTTTCTTGATTCTGCCGTCCTTAAGAATTCAATTGTTTCCCATGCAAAAGAATTAAACTATCTTCCAAGATCTCGTAAATCAGCAAAGGCAATTGTCACTGTTACTATTACAGATAATGATGCAACTGATTCAACTATTACAATTCCTACGTATGCATCGTTTTCAGCAACATATCAAGGTGAAAGTTATAACTTTGTAACAAATGAATCATACACTGCAAGAAGAACCGCTCCCGGGATTTATACAGCGGAAGGTGTTGAAATCTTTGAAGGTGAAATATTAGCAAGTTTTCAAAAAGAAGGGTTTATTGTAGATTCAGATGGTATTCTTAGAGTTAATTTAACAAACAATGAAGTAGATACCGACTCGCTTGTTGTGTTTGTTGATGCTGAAGAAACTGATGATCAGAATATCTTTGTAAGGGCAAACACAATCTTCGGTGTTAAACCAACAGATAAAGTATTTTATGTTGAGGCATATCTAGATGACAAGTATGCCATTTATTTCGGTAAAAACCAATTTGGTGAACAGCCAGAAGAATTTGAAGATGTAAGAGTACGATATAGAATTTGTTCTGGCGCCGAGCCTAACGGCGCATCTAGTTTTACTTCATCCTTTAGGGAAGGTTCAACTATTGCTGTTACTACAACATCGGCGGCGTCAGGTGGCATTGAACGTGAATCATTAGAAAGCATTAGATACTTTGCTCCTAAAGCATTACAAATTCAAGAGCGTGCAATTACTACAAATGACTACGAAATATTATTAAAGCAGGCATTTCCAGAAATTACTGCTGTATCAGCTTATGGTGGGGAACAATTAGATCCACCTCAATATGGAAGAGTAGCAATTTCTGTTTTCTTAAATGGTAGCACAGAAATTGTTTCGTCCACATTATCAAATTCTTATATCTCATATTTAAATGAAAGAAGTCCACTAGGAATAGAACCTATATTTGTACAAACTGGCTTTGTGTATGCTGATATATCAGTTGCAGTAAAGTATACTAGAAAGACTACCGAAAAGACTGCGGCTGATCTTGAGGCTTTGGTAAGAACGGCGGTTGCAAATTATTCGTCTGCTAACCTTGAAGATTTCAATAAGACATTAAGAGTATCAAAACTTTCTAGTATTGTTGATGGATTAGATACTGGCATTGAAAGTAATGAAATCACCATTACACCTATTATTGAATATTCGCCGCCTGTTAATTTTAATACAAATCCGACGTTTAAGTTTGAAGCTGAATTGGTTAAACCATATCCATATAAGAGCACAAACGGATTTACAAACTTTAAGCCTTCTATTAAGTCAAGTACTTTTGATATTAAAGGTACCTGTGTATTTATGCAAGACGATGGCGATGGAAACATAATGCTTGTTACTGACGAAGTATCCAATCCACAGATTACGAATCCTACTGCAGGCACGGTCGATTACACAACAGGCTTAGTTAAATTAACAAACTTTAATGTTGAAGCGTTCACTGGAGCAGCAATTAAGATTACTGCAAACACAAAAGAAAAAGATGTTAAAGCGCCAAAAGGTCGCGTGTTTATTGTAAGAGATACCGACGTTAAAGTAACAATGGATTTAGAAGAGTTTAAGGCTCCTGTAGCAACGTCGTCAGCAACAAATCCGCCTAACTCTACTACAACATCTTAAAAACAAGAGAGAGAAGATATGCCTCAGGGTGATATAGAAAAGAATCTATCGCTTTTTATTAAGCAGCAATTTCCCGCGATATATCGTGAGAATGGTCCTGAGCTTGTGCAATTAGTTGAAGACTATTATAAGTTTTGTGAAACACAAACAAATCAATCAATATACAATCAGCGAAGAATGTTTGAACATAGGGATATTGATACTACTCTTGATAGTATGATTATATTCTTTAAAAATAAATTCCTAGATGGCCTTCCTCTTAAGGCTGACATGGTAAAGTTTATTGTTAAAAATATTCTTGATTTATATAGAGCAAAAGGCACTAAGAGAGGTATAGAATTATTCTTTGGCATTTTTTATCAGGAATTTGATATTGAAATTGTTTATCCTTCTGAAAAAATGGCAAAGATTTCTGACAGTAAGTGGAGGCAAGGCGTATACTTACAAATGTTTCCAAATGATGGGCAGTTTACATCAAAGACTGGCAAACAATATACTTATTATGATTTACTATCTCGTAATATTACTGGATCCTCATCTAATGCAAAGGCTGCCGTAAGATCCGTTAACTTCTTTATTTTAAATGGTATTAAAACTGCTGTCGTATATCTCGATGACATAAAGGGAAACTTTACTAAGTTTGATTTTTTATATACTGTTATTGGTGGAGAGTTAGTTAACTTTGGTCAAACCAATGGTTCTCTTTCAAGCTTTATTATTGATAGTGAAACAAAAGGACAAACTGGAATCGAGGTTGGTTCAGTATATAACATTAAACAAAAAGATGGTAGATCAGGTAAAGGTGTTGTCACATCAGTATCAGATGAAATTACTGGTAAGATATCATATACTTTACTTGATGGCGGATATGGTTATCAATTAAATAATACAAGACTTTTGGTTTCTAATCAATCAATTATTACAAATAATGGTGAGACCGGTTATAACTTAGGTTTTGTAAAATACGAAACACTACAAGATCAGAATGGAAACTCAGGCATTGTCATAGGGCAAAATGCTAGTGCTGTTGGTATGCTTATGGAAAGTACTGATGCTTTCAACGCGAGCAGTATTATAACAACAGTAAGAGGTTCAAACGAGCTTACTATTACAGTTGCCTCTAGTGGTAATGAAGTAACCGCAAGAAATGACAGTTCACCAGGGCCATTATTTCCAGATACATCTGATTCAGCTGATGTTAAAGTTAGTGCATTAATTAATCAATCAGTTGCTTCTGTTATTACAGATGTTATAACTCCACATTTAGGAACAGTACTTAATATAAGTGATTATGAAAGTAACGCTCCTTTTTCAGGAACAGCTTCACCAGTTAATTTAAGTACTACATTAGATACAGCTTTTGATATTCAAGATTTAATAATCGGTGAAATTGCTGGCTTTGAAAATATTAACCCTGGGTCCGAATATAGAAATGATGTATTCGTTGCAGTTCAAGATAATGTAATGAATGCTTTTAAGCGCAGAAATCAAATTATAAGATTTACTGATGCTGGTGATGCTGGTAGTTTTTCAATTGGAGATTACATTATAGAAGTAAGCTCAAGGGCAATTCGCGGTCGTGTGTTAGATGTGAATCAAGTCGGTGGGTTCATTACGGTAATTCCATACAACTATTATGGATTTGACGGAAGTGCAATTAAACGTGAAGGGTCTATAAGTTCTGATAAATTGGTTGCCGGTGTATCATCAGATTATTCTGTAAATAGTAAGGTATTTGGTGAAAACTCTAATGTGGATGCTGAGACGCTATTTTCGCGAGGTAGAGTTGAAACTGTTAGTATATTATCTTCAGGATTTGGGTATGTTGATTATGGAAAACCAGCAACCTTTTCAAATGGTAAAGGCCATTTGGTCGATGATGATGGTAACATTATTGCTGAAGGTTGGATTGGTGCAGATAAGCAGGGTGTTACCGCAGGATATTGGGCTGGTGAAAATTCTCACTTAAGTGGATTCATTCAAAAGAGTGTAACTTTTTCAGAAACAATATTACCTAATGATAATTTTGTTTTGGCTGTACTGGCTATTGCGGTTGATTCCGATCCTATTAGTGCGGTTCCTGGTTTAGCACCAGAATTTGAAAATTGGCTAAGGAGCGTTGCATCAGATGGTTTTCAGTATGGTGATATTAATAAGGATGGCAGTATTACTTCTGCAGATGCTTTGGAATTTGGCAAATTGCCTGTCGTCGATACGGCGCTTCCTGCATCTGTTGCAAGATGGAACGATATCATTGCGCCTAATTTACAAACAAAAAGTTGGTATAGTGGCCAGAAAAATATAATCTGGGTAACTGACGAAGTAACTAACATTTATGATCAGGAATATTATGACTCTGGTGCAAGAGTACAGGATAGTGATTATTTCCAAGAGTATTCCTATCAAATTAAATCATCGTTACCTCTTGGTGAATATGAAGAACTATTAAAACAAAATGTTCACTTGGCCGGTACTAAACTGTTTGGTGACTTTATATTTAAAGCTTATGTTGGTGGAACAATCAAACCAAGGTTCTTAAGATTGTTTAATGATACAACAGGCGGGTCACCATTCGATATTGCAGATGTCGATATACTTAATGCATCGGTAACAAACTTTACAGTTGATAGCAGCTTTGTGACTGCTGATCATGAACCAGTATAATAAATATTTAAAATAAAGATTCTCTTAGGATAAAACCATGACAAAACAAGTAATTAATATCGGAACAACTGCAAATGACGGCACAGGCGATCCGTTACGAACTGCATTCGACAGAGTAAACGATAACTTTAATGAAGTTTACAACGCATTGGGTAATTCGCAGAACCCAATTGATTTATTCGATATTAACGGTGCGCTTGATCTGAATGGCAAACCACACAAAGTATCTTTCTTATATGATACCAAAGCATTAGTCGATGCAGTGTCGCCCTCAACATATCATGGCGCTATAGCACATGCACATGACACTGGATCTGTTTATTACGCGCATGGTTCATGGAGGGCGTTACTATCTGATAATTCAGCTGGTGATATATTAAACTATACTGACCCATTAAATTTAACTGCTTATAAAGTCAATGTAACAAATGAAGCCAATTCTGCAAACACCGTAGGCCTTGTTCTTAAGACGGTCGGTGATGGAACTTATACTTGGGAATCCGAGTCAGCAATACCAGCAGCAATTAACGATCTTACTGATGTTACTATTTCAAGCCCAGAATCAAACCAAGTATTAACTTATAATGGTTCGGCGTGGGTTAACCTAGACGCACAAGGCGGCGGTGGCTCATCTGCAAATACGTTTGGAACAATTGCGGTTGGCGGTGTTAATATCGTTGCTGATAGTACAGCTGATACTTTAAATTTTACTGCAGGATCTAATATTACTCTTACTGCAAATGCATCTACTGATACAATTACGATATCTTCAACAGGTGGTGGATCATCAAACACAATTAATTTAAATAGCGCTAATGCAGGAGTTATTGCTGTTGCTGCTGATAGTATTGCATTTATTGATGCTGATGATTCTTCTATAACAAAGAAAGAATCTGTTGCAGATTTTATAGCAGCAATCGCAGGTACTAATGTTACTGCCAGTGGCGGCGTTTTAAGTGTTGCTGCTCCAGGAACATATGCTAATGCTGATGTCGATGCACACTTAAATACAAGCGGCGCAGGAACCAATGAAGTATTAAGTTGGACAGGATCTGATTATGATTGGGTTTCGCAATCAGGCGGTTCAACATTATCGGGATTAACTGAAGTTGCGCTTGCTGATTTAGATGTACACGATATTGCATACCCTGCTGTTGCAGTTCATGTTATGACGCCAAATAATACGTCTGCTTATAGATCGGATTATTATGGCACCACAGATAATCCAACTATGTATGTAAATGCTGGTGAAACTATTGCGTTTGATTTAACAGCGCTGGGTTCCCATCCGTTTAAAATTCAAACAGTCGGTGATGTAGCATATGATACAGGTCTTGTTCATGTTGCACCTGATGGAACTAAAACCGTAGGTTCTGCCGCACAGGCAAAAACAAGCGGTGTTCTTTATTGGAAAGTCCCAGGCTCAATAAGCGGTGACTATGAATACATTTGTGGTTCTCACTCAGCAATGAAAGGAACAATTGCAATTGCTGATCCTTCTGCAACTGCAGGCGGTGCATCAAGAGTTTCGGAAACTGAAACAACTGCATCAATTGGTACAGGCACTACAGGTAATGTTGAGTTCGCTACATTAGGTAAGTCATTCGCAATACAAAAAGTAACTGCTGAAAAGGAATCATGGATAAGAATATATTCTGACACTGCTTCAAGAACTGCCGATTCAAGTAGAACTCAAGGAACAGATCCTGCTGATGGCTCTGGTGTTATTGCTGAGTTTATTGCTACTTCAGCCAACACGGTATTTAAAGTTACGCCCGCAATTTACGGTTGGCTTGACAACGATGAGGTAACAGTTCCCGTAGCAATACAAAATAACACTGGTGGTACAACTACAACCTCTGTTTCAATCCAAGTGTTAAAGATAGAGTCCTAATAGATGAGTAAGAAACGTTATAACTTAGTTCTTCAGCCAGGTACCGACGAAGCAGCCTTCTTAAGTAATGAAGCCGCAGGCATGGATGTCTACGATAACCTTAACTTGTTTGACATGCTTCTTTGTATGATGCTTACTGAAGAAGAGGCTGCTATATTAAAAACTAGTGAAAAGGTTATTGAAATCGAAGCTGAAAGGCAAGCTATAGAAACTTCTTACCCAGCATCAACACCAAGATACGAAACTCAATCTGCTACGTTTAAAACTAAATTTAATCCTAGTGGTGGTACTGCTGGTGCAGACAATACTGGCATGAATATGTATTTTACTAGTGAGTTTGATGGCCAATTAGGAGCTCTTGATTCAGATTATAATAAAGGTTCACTTGGTAATGTTACTGGAAATGGTAGTGATTTTTTTAAACGTGAAGTTACAACTAACGGTGTAAGAATTATGGGTGCTGGCAGTGTCGGTGGCCAAACTGCAGTTCCAGACGCGTGGCTAGAAAAAGTAGCTCGTATGTTTGAATTGTTCTTAGACCCAACTGGTACAGGTATAAATTTAGAATACCAAAGACAGATGATTAAAACATTAAGTGGTGACATAGGAACATATCATGCTGGTAAACAAACTATACAAAGAGTAGCAAGAGGTGCAGGAGCAGATTACTCTCCAAACTTCTTAACTGATGAAGGTATTGCAAGCTGGAACTTATCTCCATTGTTTGATGCAACTGTACAAAACGATATGGTTTGGTATTTGAATTCAACTGGTGACGGATACGGCGATGGCGATGCAGACGCACAAGAAGTTATTGAACATGTATTCCACACACTTCATATGCACGGTTTACCTGCAGACGATATAAAATTATATGCATTCTTAGCAAGTGATTGGGCTTCAGGTGATTTATATGCTGCAATGGAAGAAGCATATGACGCGGGCAAGTGGGACCCATCAGGTTATAACAGTCCTTCAAACGCTTGGAAAACAGATTCAGATGCATTTGAAGTAGCTGCAAAAGAATATTTGTTCTTGTTAAACTTTGCTATGTTTGAATACACAAGCTTATGGGATGGTGGAAGTCTTGCTCCAGAATGGACAGACGACATGCGCACCCAATCAGGTATTCAATCTAATAACCCATTAGGTTATGCATTCTTTAATACATATATTGCTCCATCAATTAGTAAACCAACACTTACTACTATTAGAAATATATTCCAAGATGGTAATACACCAGCACAAGACGACCCAAGTTTGGCAGGTGCATCAGGATATGTTGCTACTAGCGCATCAGGATATTCTTCTCCAATAGGTTGGTTTGGTGATAACGAATTTAATGGTACTGTTAAAAGTAATTTCCTTGGAGAGTATGTTGACATAGTTGCTATTGAAGCAGGTACTCCAATCTTAGCATATAACGGACATGAAAATCATGTTGATTTTCAAGAATTTGATTCAACAGATTCTAAGTTTGTTAAAATGGATTGGTCTGATTACAATGGAGCAGCAGATAGTGTTAGTAATAATCAAATAAGTAATCCGAGTGGTCCGTTTTGGTCTGCCCATGCTGCTGGTGTATTAAGTGCGGCCGGTGGTAAATATTGTGGTTGGGGTAAAAAATCAACATTAAGAGTAATCTATTTAGGAGACGGTACATCAACCGCTTATTATGCCGTTCTTCAGTGGCATATTACTAAAGCTGTAAATCCAGAAACCGGTGTTCGTAATGCAACTGTTGTAACCGGTGCTTGGGGTTATTCTGGAATTGAACACGAAGAGTTTTACAGAATAGAAGATATTGCTTCTATGACAGTTCAAGGTGGCGGAGTAACATCTTTTAGGCCAGGAGGTGGTTGGGGTTCAGACTTAACTCCATTTACAAATAATAATATTATTCCAAGAGTAATTAATGATCCTGCAGATAGTACAGATAAATGGATGATATCAGTTCCTAATCAGTCAAGATTTTCTACATTTGATACTATTATGAATACGTATAATAATTATAATGGAATATATCATTTTAAGAGCGCAGGAAACAATGCTCACATTGCCGTTAATCCTGCGGACGCTGCGTGGAATGATTATATTACGCCTGACGGTGGATATAGAGTTCTTAATACTTTGGATGGTGAAGGAAGAAATCAATTTACTGCATCAAGTACATCAAATAGTAATCAGTATGTTTTTAGAAATTATATTGATGGTGGAAATAATCAGTTTACAATTGCTGCTTGCCAACAAGATGACACAAATAGGTTAATGGATGATTATAGTAATCGCGGGTCTATGATTGACTTTGCTGCTTATGGTGCATATACGTGGACAAGCTATCCAGCGATATCATACACAGATGGCAATTGGGGATACTTTAGTGGAACGAGTTGTGCTGCGCCGATGGCTGGGGGCTGTGCCGCTGTATTCATAGATTGGTATTTTACACAAAGAGGTGTTTATCCTTCTATTGCTCAATTAAAAGCATTAATGATTAAACATGCAAAAGAAAATTTAATAGGCGAAGATCTAATTAACTTTGCAAGTATACCTACAGCGGGTAATATTAGTTCAACTAAATTATACGCCTCGTCAGAAGTAAACAGAGTTAAAGATAATGACTTTCAAAATGGTGGGGCAGAATTATCAGAATTGTATGGTACGCCTCCTTTACGAGTTCATATTCCTTGGGGAATTAGAATGGGTTCTGGGAAATACATAGCAGGCGGGTCTGAACAAACTAGTGAAGGGCGGCGTCCTTTATCAGGTATTGCGTGGCCAAGAAGAAAGGTATCTTTTTCTTCTTAGGTATATTGAATAAATAAACTAAAATATATAAAAGAGTTTGAAGCATGGCCGAAATTTTAACAAATAATTTTAATAGTGACATCACCAGGATGTTCATTACAGACACAATTGATAATCAAGATTATTATATGTTTGTCTCTAAGATAGGGTCTTTTACGCCCATTGACTCTGCTAAATCTCAAAATGAATTTCTTGAAAATACACTGTTTGGCAAAAGAATCGCTAATGCTGATATAAACTATATGATTAAATACTATCCTTGGCAAAAAGGAACAGTATATGACCAATATGATGATGCAATAGATTTGGATGGATTAAAATTTTATTCTGTAGTTGGACCAAACGATAATGACACTGGTGATTATAGAATATTTAAATGTTTATCTAATAATGACAATGCTATAGCTGCATCACCACCTACGTGGGATTTGGCAAACGAAACCCAGATTTATGAAACAGCGGATGGGTATGTTTGGAAATATATGTATCGTTTAACTACTTTACAGTTTGAAGGTTATAATGCATTAGGTTATATTCCAATTGATCCTACCGCAAATACTAATCCTACTGCTGTTGAAGGCGGAGGCATTTCTGAAATACTTGTAACTAATAATAATGATAATCAGGGTTATGAGGAAAAGATTGCCGTGTTAGAATCAATATTCGGCAGAGTAATTCCATCTACGCAAGGTGACATTACTTTAAAGCTAGGTCCTACTACATTAGATTGGGCAGAAGATCCTGATTATTATAACGGCCAATATTGCTACATAACAAATCCAAGTTCAAGCGTAACTAACTTATTTAAAGTATTAGATTATTCGTTTAATACTTCTTCAGGTAAAGCAGAAATTAGAGTTGGCGCTGAAATAGCCAATCCTTCAAGAGGAGATGTTGAAGGAGCAACACAAGCAAATCCAGTTGTTATTACTTCGACCGCGCATGGTCTTACTGACGGCCAACCTATACGTTTTAAAGATATTTTTGGTATGACCGAATTAAATTTTGCATCAGTACTTAATAGCACAGGAAACGTTTATTATGTAAAAACAATTGATGACGATTCGTTTGAGCTTTATACAACAGGCGTATTAAATCAAGATGGCGTAACATTTGCGGCAACTAATACAAGTTTAGACGGTACATCATTTAGTGCTTATGTATCAGGCGGATCATGGATCGGCGATAAAGATTTGATTGTTGCCGGCGTTGCGACAAACGCAACGGTAAAAATATTCCCAAGAGTTGTTATTGCTGGTAATGGTATAGGCGCTGTAGGAATTCCTAACATATTAAATGGAAGAATTGGTACTATTACATTATTGAATAGAGGCTCTGGATATAAAAATGCAGTTGCATCTGTCGTCGATCCAAACATTGGATTCGATCCCTTAAATACTGGAGATACAGATGTAAGAGCTTTGTTAAGACCAATACTTGAGCCCGAAGGTGGTCATGCGTTTAACTTAGTTGAAGAATTTAAATGTAAACATTTTTCATTCTATGGTTATATAACAGCTTCTGATAATACACATATTGGTGGTACGAATACTTACGGTTCTATCGGCATTGTGAGAGCGCCTACATTTAGAGATGGACCTGTAGCTGATCCTGCTGGACCAAATTGGAGAAATGGCTCAACAGTTGGTTTAAAACCCGACGTATTTGATAATAGAATTGCTATTGTGACAGACGATTATACAAGCCTAACAGCTAATAGCACGGTTACACAAATTGATGTAGAAAATAATATTACGTTTAATGCTCAAGTACATGAAATTGATGAATCATCTAATACTGTATATCTTGCAGAATATATGGGCCCGTACCAAAACAGAAAGCTTGTAGGAAATGGCGATACTTCTTTTAACCCAGATGGTGATATTACTTCAGATACTGGTCAGAAGATTGCGATAAATAATCCAGTAGCAAGTAATGTAACATATTCAGATTATATACAACGAACTGGCGAAGTATACTTCATGGAAGACTTCTTCCCATTAGCACGAACCGAAACTTCTCGAGAAGAGTTTAAGTTCGTTTTAGAATTTTAAAGGAACGTAAGCAAAGATGCCTATTAATAAAAATCTCAACCAAGCGCCGTATTTTGATGACTACGACATAGAGAAGCAATTCTATAAGGTTATGTTCAAGCCTGGGTTTGCTGTGCAGGCCAGAGAGCTTACACAACTCCAAACTATGCTTCAAAATCAAGTCGAGCAATTTGGCGATAATATATTTAAAGAAGGCTCAATTGTTAAGGGTTGTAACTTCACAGACCTTGATGATCTTGAGTTTGTTAAGATCAATGATGGGCCTGCAGGGTTTAATCCACTTTCCTATATTACCAGAACAGTAACAGATAACATCCTTGGTCAAGATGTTGAGCTTGATTATGTATATGAGCTTGTTGGCGGAAGTACAGGTCTAAGAGCTACAATTATACAAGCGTCAACCGGTTTTCAAACAAGACCACCCGATTTGCATACCTTTTATATTAACTACTTAAATACTGGTGC